TAATTCAGGACTATAATATGTTATTAAATGCAGATGCAAAAGCTCTTGAATGGGTATGTGCTGCTTATCTATCACAAGATAAGAAAGCTATTCAAGAGATACACGGTGAGATTGACCAGCATACAGATAATCAAACAAGGTTTGGACTACCATCTAGGTTAATAGCTAAGACGTTTGTCTTCAGATTAATCTATGGTGGTAGTGCATACAGTTATGCTAATGACCCTAACTTTAAAGAGATAGGTAATGAAGCATATTGGCAACATGTGATTGATGAGTTCTATAAAAAGTATACTGGTCTTAAAGAATGGCATGATGAGATATTCCTTCGTGCTAAAAAAGATAATAAGTTAGTGATGCCAACAGGCAGAACGTACGACTACTTACCTGAGATAAACTCTCAAGGTAATTTGAAATACCCACGTACTAGGATACTAAACTATCCAGTGCAAGGGTTAGGTGCTGACCTAATGGCAATCGCAAGAGTGTCATTACGTAATAGGTTAGCAGGTATTAAAGGTGTTGACCTAATCAATACTGTACATGATAGTATCATGCTTGACTATGATGAAAAGATATGTTATACTAATAGTATAGTAGAGATAGTTAACAACTGTTTCACTGATATACCAAAGAACTTTAAAATGTTATTTGGTAAAGAGTTCAACCTTCCTATGAGGGTTGATATACAAACTGGGTCTTCTTGGGGTAACCTAGAAGACGTTTAATAAGGAGAAGTTATGCAAGTAAATGTCGTTGATGTATCAAACTTAAACACACACACTGCTAAAAATGGTAGACAATATCAATCAGTAGAAGTGATGTATAAGAATGACCAGGGTCAAGCTCAGAATAAAAAACTTATGTCCTTCGCTAATCCCGCTGTGTTTAAAGCAGCTCAGGAATGGCAGAAAGGAGATGTAATACATGTAAGTACTGAGAAAGACGCTAATGGATATTGGCAATGGACAGCAGTAGGTGGTGCAGATGATACAACTGATACAGGTGGTTCATCAGCTCCAGCAACTCAAGGTAATGCAGTTAAGCCAGCAACTAGAGTTTCAGGTAGTAACTATGAAACTAAAGAAGAGCGAGCTGCAAGACAAGTAATGATAGTCCGCCAATCGTCATTAAGTAATGCCGTAGCTACACTAGGAATTGAGGGTAGCAAGGCAACAGCTAATGATGTAATTACTTTAGCTAAATTATATGAGCAATTTGTGTTAGCTGGTGAAGCTCTTGAAACACCAGACTATACACAAGAGCCTAGTGATATACCCTTTTAGGAGATTAATATGACTAAGAAGAATCAATTAACATATGTATCGCTGCTAGTATTTTTTTTAATACTAGTAGCATTAGGTACTTTAAATAAAACAAGGGAGTCTATTGTGTATGATGTTGCAGAAAATACAGTTATCATACCAAGCCTACAAGCTATGGATGGTACTCCTTCGTTAACTTTATTAATGTTACCAATGTTAGAAAAGTTACCAGAGATAGCACCAGTAGATATAGCTGAGCTACCTCATTTAACGTTACCACCTTTACAGGATTCATAAATGATTGCTTTAATTGACCATGATTTAGTAGTGTTTCGTTGTGCTGCATCAGCAGAGAATGATGATTTAGGTATAGCAATATACAGAGCTGATGCTTTACTAGATGAGTTGTTAACAAAGACAGGTGCTACTGAGTATAAGGCGTACCTGACTGGACCAGATAACTTTAGAAAGACTATCTATCCTGAGTATAAAGCTAATCGTACTGCACCTAAACCTATTCATCTAGAAGCCTTAAGACAATATGCTCTAGAGAAAATGGGTGCAGAGATGGCTCCAGATACACTGGAGGCAGATGATGCTTTAGGTATTAATCAAACAGATGATACTATGATTGTAAGTTTAGATAAAGATTTGTTGATGGTACCAGGAAAACATTTTTCATGGGAAATTAAAGGTAAAGGTTGGACTAAGCCAGATAAGTTTACAACACAGACTGAGATAGGTGGTATGAAACTATTCTTTGAACAATGTCTAAAGGGTGATACCTCAGACAACATCAAAGGTATAGAAGGCATAGGACCTAAAAAAGCTCAGGCTCTCCTAGAAAATTGCCATACAGAACAGGCAATGTTTAACGCAGTGCGAGAAGCATATGGCAATGACGAGGAGTTCATAATGAATGCTAGTGTCTTATGGATAATGAGACATGAAGGAGATGTATGGAGAGACAGATTTAATGCCTACATTTAAATCAGGACTTGAAGTTAAAGCTTGGAAGATACTAAAGAAACATATTCCAAGAGTTAAGTATGAGCCAGATGCAATACCATATAAGCAACCTGCGAAGGAGCGTAAGTACACGCCAGACTTTAAGGTTGCAAATGGTGTATACATCGAAGCTAAAGGTAAGTTAGACTTAGCTACTAGACAGAAAATGGTTTGGTTTAAGGATATGCATCCAAGGATTACAATAATATTTTTGTTTATGAATCCTGATAATAAAATAACCAAGCGAAGTAAAACAACATATGCTATGTGGGCTGAGAAAGAAGGGTTCATGTGGTTAGATTTTAGGAGAAACTGGATAGATGATTATCACAAACTTAGTAGAGAACAGTGATGGTAGTAATGATTTTGATTTTAAGGTAGATAAAAGAGAGAGTGAGTTTTTATTATCCTATGCTATCAAAGCCTTAATGAGAGAAGGAGTAATTAAGGCAGCCTTAGATGAGGAGTATGCTCAAGAGGTTGACCTTCCATTGGAGACTAAACACTAATGAAAAAGCATCTCGTGATTGGAGATACGCAGGTAAAGCCAGGCATTAGTCTGGCTTATTTGTCTTGGATAGGTAAGTATATTGTAGACAAACAACCTGATGTTATCGTAATGATTGGTGATTTTGCTGACATGCCTAGCTTGTCTAGTTATGATACAGGTAAGAAATCATTTGAAGGTAGGACATACAAAGCAGACATACGTGCTGCGACTAAAGGTATGGATACATTGTTAGCTCCAATGCATGCGTTAAATAAACGTTTGCTTAAAGCTAAGAAGAAACAATATAAACCTAAGATGGTACTCACTATGGGTAACCATGAACAAAGAATTAAGACTGCTATTGAGTATGATAGGAAGTTAGATGGTCTTATATCTTTTGATGATTTACAATATAAAGAATCAGGATGGGATGTAATACCATTCCTTGAGGTTAAAGAAATAGATGGTGTTGCTTACTCTCACTACTTTGCTAGTGGTGTTATGGGTAGACCAGTTACATCAGCTAATGCATTACTAACTAAGAAACATATGAGTTGCGTTGCAGGACATCAGCAAGGACATTCAATTGCTTATGGACAGGATGCGACAGGTAAACAAATGACTGCTATCATTAGTGGTAGTTGTTATTTACATGATGAAGACTATTTATCTCATCAAACTAATCAACATTGGAGAGGGTTATATATGTTACATAATGTAGAGAATGGTTCATTCGATGAGTGTGCTATACCATTACATTATCTTAAAAGAAAGTACAAATAAGTATTGACTTTTAGTAATATATATGCTATAATATTAATATGAACAATACAGATATCTTAGGTAAAAAGTTAGCATCTAAGAAACAAATAGGTGGTAATCATTATAAACAATATGCAATACAACCTATAGAGTTTATAGAAAAGAATAATATACCCTACATTGAAGGTAATATTATTAAGTATCTTGTACGTTGGAGAGATAAGAATGGTATACAAGATTTAGATAAAGCCATTCATTACATAGAACTATTGAAGGAAATAGAGAAATTTAAAAATGCTGGCTGAAGGAATGTTTATACTAACAGTATCACTTAGTGGTGATTATAATGACCTAGAGTTTGTTGGGTATTTTAATGACTGTCCTACAGCAATGGTTTATTTTAAAGAGAACTGTTCTAATCATGCAGCTGCTAGCTGCCTATTAAAAGAGTATAGCAATATGCCAAAAACCCATGTAGACCCTAGTCCTTTTGATTTTAATACAATCAGAGAATCACAATCATGTGGATTCGTTGGGGTAGAAGATGGAGAATTATTTATAAAGGATGATGATGCCAGGACCAAATGATACAAATGATTATGAAATTCGTGGTGCAAAATTAAAAACAAGTGTACCAAATAAAAAGTATGAAGATAATTATGACAGAATTTTTAATGGTAAGCCTAACGACAAGCAGTTTGATGAACTTAATAATAAAGATAAAAAGAAAGGTCGGTCATAGATATGGCGTTTACATTCAAAGACGTATGCGATAATCTTGAGAAACTAGATGAGGTTACTCTACTCGAAGTACTAGAAATTTCTTCAGAAGAAATCGTAGCAAAATTCCACGATAAGATAGATGATAATTTTGAACAACTATCAGAAGACTTAGACGATGGACAAATAGAATTATTTAACCACACAGATTAGGAGATAAGCAATTGGATAGTTATCAAAAAACGATAGCGGCAAGTAGATATGCACGTTACATACCAGAACTAAACAGAAGAGAGACCTGGGAAGAGACAGTAGATAGAATGGTTACATACCTTCAATCTAAAACACCGGGATTAGATAAAGAATTTAAAGAGATCAAGCAAGCTGTTCTTAATCTAGAAATTATGCCATCTATGAGGCTAATGATGTCAGCGGGAGAAGCATGTGAAAGAGATAACATTGCAGCTTATAACTGCTCTTATCTTGCTATTAATAGTAAAAGAGCTTTTAGTGAGTGTCTATATATTTTAATGAATGGTACAGGTGTAGGATTTTCCTGTGA